AGGCAGTACATCAGGAGGCAGCACATCAGGAGGCAGTACATCAGGAGGTAGCACATCAGGAGGCAGCACATCAGGAGGTAGCACATCAGGAGGCAGCACATCAGGAGGTAGTACATCTGGAGGTAGTGGTTCCGACGATAGCGGCGGAGCATTAAAACCTCATTGATTTTCAGGTAATGTGTTCTATATATTTAACTGTAATTTTAATGACGGCGTATAAATCTACGCCGTTGTTTTTAAAACAAATAAATCATGGATGATAAATTAACACGAGCAATACAAGATTATTTGGATGCAAATCCNGGCGACCGTGATTTGATTGCGGGCGCTACTTTAATGCTCAAACTTAATCATAATAAAATTTTATTTCAGAATGTNTTGCGCAAGCCGGCAGCTTTTGCCGGTAAAATTGAATACGAGTTGAAAAAGTATCAAAAGATGCGCATAGATGAAAAAACTGCAGATGACGTAATTAAGTTGGATGCTATTGTTACACCTGAAGCGCAAGTTCTATTGTCTGAAGCTTTGGTAATCAGTTCGGATGATGATACTTCTGTTGAAGCTAAAGTTGCAAAAGGCATACGTGACGATCATGATTTGTTGCCGGCTAACGTTCAAGCGTTATGGGAAGATTCCAAGTCTGTATATTTCAAAATCAAGGAGTTGTATAATCAACTCAAGACAATGAACAATGCACCGGTTTGTGACCGTTATGAGTATCTTAAACAATTAAAAGAGCTTGATGAGAAGTATAGAGACAATATGAAACTTTATGACGGTTATGATGCTAATGCACCACAACCTTATGACGGTGATGACTTTGAGGATGCCGTTACCGATCCTGCCGAAGTGGCTAAAAAGGTAAGCGCGGCACGAAAATATCTTTCGGTAAACAAAGTTAAGCTGGCCTACCTTAAAAACTCCGATGAATTGGCTTATTCCGCCTTACTTGCTAAGGTGCAGGAACGTTACGATTATCTGATAGGCACCGGTAACGTCGTTGATGAAGCACAAACTTCGGAATTGGCTTCATTGGGAATCAAAACGGTTGGAAAAGTTCTGGAGAAAGAAATCGCAAATGAGACTGAAGCAACAGAACAAGCTGATCAATAAAATACTGAAACCGTTGTCTGATGCACCTGTACAGGCGTATCTTGACAACCGTATTCAGCTGTTTGATATAATTGAAAAAATACTCCTTGAAACAGGCGAAGCCGATATTTATATATCGACGTTCTCCTCTTCCGAGGAGTTTTTAAGACGTATTTATAGGCTTAAAGAATCGGGTATGATACGTCATGCCGTGATGTTGGCCGACCTTAAAGCATCCCGTAAGACACAACGTTTATATACATTCATTTCCAACGTGTTCGATGAGGTGTATTTGTCAGAGAATCACTCAAAAGTGATACTCATACAAAACAAAAAGTGGTGCGTTTCGATTTGTACAAGCCAAAACCAAACGCGCGGTAATAGGATTGAATCCGGAATAATAACGATTGACAAAGCTATATTCGATACGTTGATAGCTCAATATACTGATATAGTGCAACATAAATCTGTAATGCTAAATGGATTATTCACAAGAACAAATTCAGAAGATTAGTGAAATGGCAGCTTGCTTTACTCCTATAAAGGAGATAGCAACGGTGCTTGACATTGACGTACTTCAGCTGAAGACTGACATACGTCAATATCAATCGTCCGTCTCACGAGCTTATCATAAAGCTAAAGCCGAAACTTCTTCGTTGCTTCGCCGGCAAGAAATAGAACTGGCCAAAATAGGCAGTCCTTTGGCCGTTGAGCACGCACATAACTATTTGATAGAAATGGATAGCGAGGAGGATTTATAATGTCGGTTCCTGCTACCATAGATACTTGCGAACAATATCTTTTTGCCGACGTAGACAAAATGGTTGAAGCTGGTATTCCTGAAATTATCCGCAAGCGGTTGTTGCGGCTTCGTGACATGTATAACACATGGCTGCAATTTCCACGTATGAAAGATATTGAAATCGTATTGAAGCTTGAGGAGCGATACGATGTTAGTAAATCCACAGCTTACGAAGATGTACGCCTTATCAAACGCTTGCTTGGCGACTTGAATATAACAACGAAGGATTATGACCGTTTCCATGTCAAACAGATGCTTGACGAATCGTTTGAAAAGGCGCGTCGTACGAATGATGCACGAGCTATGGCCATGTGTGCCAACTATTACGGCAAATACACAATGTGTGATAAAGAAGAGGCACAGGATCGCGGTTATGATAAAATCATAGTACAGCCGTTTGAACCGACAGAGGATCCTACGGTACTGGGATTGAAACCTATTCCTAACCTGCGTGATAAGATTAAAAAGAAGATTGGCCAATATTGGAATGATGATGTACAGACAGTCGATTTTGAAGAGATTGAATACAATGAAAATAATATTTTCAAACCTAAACTGAAGCCGGATGAAACAGTATCTGAATGATCCCCAACAAGAAGTGATGTTTACCGGAGCAAAAGACACGGTAGTCGTCGGTGGACGTGGTATCGGCAAAGGTGTAATACATGCTGCCTGGAATCTTCGTAATTTTCAACGTATGCCGGGTTCGATTACCGGGTTTGTCGGAGCCAATTGTAAACGTGTGCTTACCAATACTTTGCCTTCAATGCTCATTCATTGGGAGCATTGGGGCTTTAAACGTAATTTGCATTGGGCTGTAGGCATTAAGCCTCCGGAGAAATGGGGTTGGGGTAAACCTATATTTGAGCCTGATAACTGGGAAAACATCATCAGTTTCTATAATGGAAGTATCGGCTACATTATCAGTCAAGACAGAAGCGGAACATCAAACTCACATTCGTATGACGCACTGGATATTGACGAAGCTAAGTTCGTAGATTTCGAACAACTGAAAGACGAAACATTCCCTGCTAATCGTGGTAATGTACAGTATTTCGGTGAGCATTATTTTCATCATGGCACGTTGATAACATCCGATATGCCTGTAACAAAAAAGGGTTCGTGGTTTCTTGAATATGAAAAGAAATGCGATAATGAATTGATAGAGACCATTCAAGGCACAGTGTTTGAAATATGGAAAACAAAGCATAAAATCTCCGATATGTTGTCGGTAGGTCAACCTGTTCCGGATTATCTGCATTCTTATCTTCGTACGTTGTCACGTGACTTATGCCGTATGCGTTCGGTAGCTGTATTCTATAAAGAGTATTCCAGTATCTGGAATATGCAGGTATTGGGTGAAGCATACATCAATCAGATGAAGCGCGATTTACCGCCGCTTACATTCCAGACTGCTATTCTTTGCAAACGTATCGGTATCACGCTTGACGGTTTCTATTCGTCTATGCGTCCGCATCATAAGTATTCGGCAACAAACTTCAGCTACATGGATTCATTGGAATACAAGTTCGATAAGTTACAGGATGAATCGTCGTTGATGGATGCCGATGTTGATTTCAATGCTCCTATCTGTATAGCATTTGATTTCAATGCGAATATAAACTGGCTTGTTGCAGGCCAGCCTAAGGAAAATAAACTGAATACGATTAAAAGCTTTTATGTAAAGTATGAGCGCAAGTTAGCCGAATTGATTGAGGACTTTTGTAAATACTATCGGCACCATAAGAATAAAGAAGTTATCTTCTATTATGACAGTACGGCGCTCGGCAGCAATTATGCAGTCAATGAACAAGACTACGCTTGGGTGATAGAACATGAGTTTGAGCACAGAGGCTGGAGAGTAACGCCTGTGTACATCGGTCATCCTATGAACCATATGGAGAAGTATCTGCTTATAAACCGTATGTTTGAAGGTAAGTCAAGGCTTATGCCTATGTTTAACGAATCTAACAATGAAGATTTGTTGGTTAGTATCCAGACGGCGGGTGTGTATAATGGCAAGAAAGATAAACGAGGCGAGAAACTTGCGGAGACGGAGGATGATAAACTGGAGTCAAGAACAGACGGTTCGGATGCTTTCGATACGTTATGCATAGGATGTGAAAAGTTCCCGCAGTCGGTATTCAGTACGTGGATAGTGTCTGACTTCTGAAAGTAGTTTAAGTTTTCGTAATAGGTAATTACCGTGTTTGCAAGTGATTGTAGACACGGTATTTTTTATACGTGCAAGTCCTCTTACCGCCCTAAAAGCTTGAGTATTGCTGACATATTCCGCCTGAAATTGGAAAGGTAATTACATTTTTCGGATAGGGCGGTGGGGGGTCAACTCCGTGACAACCGCACAAAATGTGCGGCTTTGGAAATGTAAATAGGTGACTGTCAGCCCGAAATCTATTTTATCTCCAGAAATTTGCAATTTTCAGAGGTAAAACAGGGGAGTTTCGGGCTGACAGACATTGTTTGACGCACGTTGTGCGAGCTATTTTACGCAATAAAATTGCGATAGATACTTAATCTCTTTTCATACTGCCGTCATTTTTAAAGTGGTAAAAAAGGACTTTTTAATTTTTACGTTAGCACGCAGCAAAACGCACCCACCCACCCGGTTAAATAGGTATGTTTCTTGATGCACATTCATGTTGCAAGATAAAACATCANGATAAACTAACGCGACATAAATGTCACACGCTTATCTTTTTGATGTTTTATCTTGCAACATGAAAGCGCGAAACATCCGGCTAAAAGAACATATTAAAAACGTCATTNCGGTAAACCTTCATTCCTAATTTTTAAAAAGTTCTTTACGCCTAATNNTCTATCCCTAATTTTTTAAGTAGTTCTATTGAACGACAACCATAAATTATTTTATCACTGGAGATTTGCAATTTTCAAGACAAAACAGGTGAACTCTCGGGCTGACATACATCTTTTTACGCACGTTGTGCGATATTTTACGCAATAAAATTGCGAGCTCAGTATGTGGTGATAATAAAAGTTAATAGTAGAAAAATAGTTATCAATTTGCTTGACGACAGTAGAATTTTAGTTACCTTTGTCATGTCTTTAAAGAAGGAGGTCACATGACGATGAAAGTAAAAGCTGTCAAGGACCTTCTTGAAAAAAATGGATGGAAGCATATTCGAACGCGAGGTGACCATTTCATATATTGGAAAGAAGGTGCTAAAAGACCGATACCNATACCGGGAAAAGATAGCGANGACTTAAAGGATGGAACTCTCAATTCAATTTTGAGACAAGCAGGGTTGAAATAGACCCTGCTTATAAAATATAATAAAGAAAGGTAGAAAATGAAAACATTAAGAGTAATTATCGAAAAAGCCGATAACAACTATTCCGCTTATATTGATGGAGTAGACGGTGTTATCGCAGTAGGTAAAACTGTTGATGAAATCAAAAAAAACATGATCGAATCAATCGAAACATTAAAATCGCAATGTAAGGATTTGGGGTGCGAGGTTCCTGAAGAACTTACAGGAGATTATGAGCTTGTATTTAAGATGGATGTGAAATCTTTATTAGATGTTTATTCCGGGATCTTCTCTAAAGCCGGATTGGAACGTATTACCGGTATTAATCAAAAACAATTATGGCATTATGCATCCGGTAATAGAAAACCTCGTCCGGAACAAGCTATGAAACTTGAGAATGCACTCCATAAATTGGGTGAGGAACTTATATCAATAAACTTATAAGTTTAAAATCCTTTGATGGTAAAATAAATTATTCCAACCCTTTAATTGATTTGTAATAATCAGTATTCTAATTATAATGCAGATGCCAAATTATAATATTTAGCAAATTGTCTTTTTAAAAACGCCACGGCTGCTTTACTTTTGAGTTATAAACAAAAAAGTAAAGCAAAAGCCTATGGCCGTTACAGTTATTAAAGATGTTTCGGATTATAACTTCAGCAGCGATTTGCAAAAGTTACAATTCACCACTACAAAGTCATCCGTGAAGTTCACACTTGAATGTGGATCCGAAACTATACTGAGTGAAACCTATGTTCCTGATGTCACAGGATTGGTAACTATCCTTCAACTTGACGAATTGGTAGAGCCTTATTTATCGGCAAACCTTATTGACAGTTTCAGTTATGTAATAGATGACGGCGATACTCCTATAAACAAAACATTTAACGTCCAGTTATGTACGGTTGAAAGTCCATTGCCGGCAAAGACATTTGATGAGAATTATTTTCTGACTACATTAATCGGTGTCAAAGAAACATCGATAGGACGTAAAGAAGTGTTGCATTTAATTATTACGACTGCAACACTGGTATCCTTAACTGCAAAGTATTTCGATAGCAGCTACAATATTACTTCGGCAACTTCTTCTATTGCCACTTTAAGCGATTTAAACAAAGTACTGTCCGTAGACGTTTCACCTGCATTGTTCAAAGTAGACGGCAAAAAGTTGTTGGAATATACAATCACTGCAGGTCTCCGCCAAATGAGATTTAAAGTAGTTGATGTTCTCGATGCCGCCCCGAATCTTCTTTTTACAAATTCTTTCGGTTGCCAAGAGACC